CTACTAGAGACCCCATCGCTCCCGCCGCCGCGTACTTCTGCTGAAGGTCAATAATCTGCATCATCCCCATCACGCGGCGTTCACGGCTCTGGTTGCCCATGCCGACGCGCACCGTAATGTTCTCGCGTTCTCGCCATTCTCCGGGGTTCACAGGTACCCATCGATTGCGGAGCTTCAGGACCATTTCCCGGTCTTGGTTCTTGCTCAGGATTTCGTGGATATCCTTGAACAGCGGGACGAAGCCAACCTCGGCCATGATTCTGGCAATCATCTCAATCTTCATGCGGGCCGCGTCGTAAGCCAGCGCAGCCACCCCGGTATTCACGTTGCTGAGGGCGTTCTTATCAAGGCCAGCAACCTCGTCGCCAACGCCTGTGCGCTGCTTGATTTGCTGGTCCATGTACTCCATCAGCGGGAAGGTTTCCTGCGGCAACGGAGAAGCAGGAAGCGGGGTCACATAAGCTCCAACGCCTTGGTCACCACGCACGCGGATAACCCCGCCAGGGCGGCTCGTCAGCAAGTCGTCCATGTTCACGAACTCATCGTTCACGATAGTCCGCGAGTTGTTGGCTAGGTAAGTGTTGTCTAAGACCTGACGCAACAGCGTGGACTTGATGTGCTGGATATCCATCGTCAAATCTGCGATGGAGAGTCCATAGAACTTGTGGGTCAGGATAACCGGGGTTGCTGTAGCAAACGGGATACGGTCGACCTCTTCCACGTCCAGCAGGGTCGCCGAGCCACCGCCATCAGGGTCGCCCGCGTAGGTCACCTTCAGTAGCTCGTCTATCCCGTCGTCATTCTTGTCGAGGTAGAGATAGCACTCGGTAATCCAGTAAACATCCCGGTTATAGACTGTCGCCAGACCTTCGTCGTCTAGGCGGTCTCGGGCAATCTTCTCGGGGGTATCTACGTCGTCAGAAGTCGGGAGGCTCTCGACAAGTTTGCGGTCGTACCCTGCTTCAATAAGCTCGCTCTTCGACTTCTGGACCCGCATATAGCAGGACCGCGCATCCTTGGCGTATGGGCTGGAGGCATCCCGGCTAATCCCAAAATCCTCAGGAGCTACGGGCTCAATGCGGACTCGGCCTTTGTTCTTAGTAACCTTGAAAGCCGCCGACATAGACCCATCTTCCTCTACAGTGACCTCAATAGGTTCACGGGTCACGGTAGCGTCAGACATAAGCTGAAGAATGCTCAACTCATCAAGGCCGGTGTACTCCTCCCGCTCCTCGATTTCGGCATCTTCCCACCAGATTTTCAGAATGCCGTTCTTCGATAATAGGGCGTCCTTCAGAAAGGTATAGGTGTTATAGAACCCTTTGTTCTGCTTCCAGTAGACGTAGTTGACCACGTCCGTTTCCTGCTCGGCCTGCTCTTCGTCCTCTGGCCCGACAGCGTCAAACTGAACCATATTGTCAGCATCGCAGAAGATGCGGACCAAGCTCGGCAGAATCCACTCGACAGTCTCCATGACTTCCCGAGTGATGACCTGACTCCTGCCCTCTGCCTCGTCTCCGTACTGCTCGCCTAGATAGTAGTCCAGCGCGGCAGCACGCTCATTGGAGATTTCAGAACCCCAACGCCCGATGGTGGAGGTGACCTCCATCTGGGCCTTGGCGAGAATCTGCGAGTCAGTCAGCTTGGGCATTTTTTTTCCGCCTGGTTTCGACAGAATCAAGTCTGGCTTCCAGCGCCTCTATCGCGGCTTTGACCGCTGTCAGTTCAGCACTCAATTCTGAAATTCGTTTTATCAAGTAAGCGGTATTCACAAGATGCCTTTATTTGAATAACTAATCGGTTCCCACCGCTTCTCGGTCCGGCCCTTGTGCATTGCGCCAACCCTGAACGCATCAGAACCGTGCGAAGCCCAGTCGTGGACAGGTCTCAGCCGGTAGGTTCTTCGCACCTCGTCATACTCCGCCCGATAGTGCCTAAGCGCGTTCAATCCTGCTGCACAGTGTAACGCATCGAACCAGCAATTCGGGAGCATTTTTCTGACTGCTTCTATGCCGTCCTCAATCCGGTGCTGAGGCTGGACAACCGGCCTTTGCCCCATCAGGTCGCTGAGGGTGTCCACTCGGGCTTTCCCGGTATCCAGACTTCGCTGCTTAGCGTCATGAGGCAGGACAATATCCCCCAGCGTCCACTTGTTATCTCTAGACCTCCCAAGGACTACCTGAGCGTAATGGCTTAGGGGTTCTGAGTTGTTTTCGTAGTAGTCCAGAAGTCGTATTTCCGGTCCGACCCTTTGGGCGAACCAGATAGCGGTAGAGTCTCCAATACCAAGGTCCCACCAAGTTTCAACAGGGTATCCTGGGTCTGCATTGATGTTACGAAATCTTCCTGACTTTTCTGCATCTTCAAGCAAACGCCCGTAATAAGCGCCGACAATGGCAGCGGTCCAGCTGCACTCGAACTCTTGGGAGTATCTCTCTTCACTCAGTTGTTTCCTCTGGTCCTCAAGTTCATCCTCGTCCACATACCCTGTTTCACTAGCCCGGTGCACCACCACATACCAATCCGGGTGTTCTCGGTACTTGTCATAGAGGTGATAGAAGGCATTGTGGCCCATGGGGGTGCCGATGAAGGTTGCTCGTCCCTTCCGGTCTGCCAAGGCTGGACGGATGATTTCCTCCCAAGTTCTTTCTGACATCTGGGCATATTCGTCCAAGGCCACAGCATCCAGATAGATACCTCGCAGGCTATCAGGACTGTCCGCCCCATACAGACTGATGCGGCCTCCATTCGGGAAGTCCGCCCTCAGTTCCGCTTGGTTATACGTCATCCCCGGAATAGCTCTGGTGAACTCTTGGAGGTAGTCCCAAGCCACCGCCTTAGCCTGCCGGTACAGGGGCGCAATGTAAGCGCCTCTTGGCCTTGGCTTCTGGCAGGTAATGATGTCCCGGACTAAATCGTTCAGCACCATCACCGTCTTGCCGAACCTTCGATGGCAGACCGCTATTGCCCATCGTTCCTTCCGGTTGTGGTAGTCGAGCTGAAGCGGTCTGGGGGCGTAGTTTATTTCGATACGCTGTCGGACCATGTAATGACAAGCTCAATCGGCCCATCTTCTCCGGCAATAGTCTGGCTGACCTTCCCCTCGAGGCGGTCCCCGATTTCCTTCAATGCCGCAATGTCTCCACCTTCAGCAGCGGTGATAATGGCATTCGCTAAGGAATCGAGCTTCTTACCCTGCATGACAGCGCGCCTGATGGCGTCGCTCCATACCTTTGTTTTGGTAGCGTTTTTATTTCCGAGAGGGGCTCCGCCGGGCACGTTATGTTAACTCCTTAATTTTTGACGCCTCGGGATTTTGTCACTTTTGGACTATTTGTACAATCCTACCACTTGACCTTGTCCGACCAATAGGCAGCAGAGGACTTCCCCTTAGCGATATTCTTGGCATGGCGAGCTTTGAATGATTTGCGTTTCTGTTTCATCTTGTCGCTTTCCCCTGCCTTGGGCTTGCCTGCGGTCTTGGCTCCCTGTTCCCCAAACCTGATGAGCTTCTCGGTCCCGTCGTAACAGGCTTTGACCATATGACTCTTGGTAGGGTGTCCTGGGGTGCGCCTTGGCTTGTTGCAGGGCAGCGTGTCTTTGTCGAGGAGTCCGGCCATTTAAGCACTCAACAGTAGGAGGATTTCTTCATCGTCTCGCAGCAGGCGTGCAAGTCGGCTTTCCTGAGCCTGCACCCTTGTTTCAATTTTGACAGCGGCTTTCTTAATCCGCTTGGCTAGGACTTCATCTCCAAGACCCTTCGCGATAGCGGCTTGGTCGTCTGCTTGCTGCTGGAGCTGCCGTAGCAACTCGATTTCTTCTGCCCTTGACCGGACAACAAAGACTCGGCCATTGACCGAAACCCGTTTCGGATATTTCGATTTCTTCCCTGATGCACCGCCTTTGGGGACAACAACAGGAACCCCGCCAATCTGGAAGGCGGAGTCCTGAAACGCATTCTGTTGAAATGCTTTAGCCATTCATCCAGGGCAGTTCTACGGCTCTTGGAGTCGGTAGCTTTTGCCCCTCAATCTGAGCCCTCACCATTTCTTCGTAGACTTTTGCTCTATCTCCGAGGGCAGCCAAGGTCCAGCCAATAGCCTCGTCAGAAGTAACGTTGTCCAAAGGAATAAAATTGCCGGGGTCAGGAGGAAGCAGACGAACATCGCTTGAAGCATTGCCTTTAAGCCCATTCTCTTCTCCAAGGCATTCAAAGTAACTGATTACTGCAACATTGGAGAGCGGGCCCTCATCGATAACCTCAAACTTCGTGACTTTCCAAGTGTAGTTAATCATTTTTCTTCACCTGAGCTTCTGCTTGGTCTTTGATTTTCAGAACCAAAGGCCAGGCCCCCGAAGATGTAGGGAGGTTTCCCAAGGTCTGAAGAATTGCATTTACTTCCTCAACCGTCAGTTCTAGTTTTATCATGGGATTGTGCTCGCTAAGAGATAGTAAACAGTTCCATTGAAACGAACCGCAATGGTTCTATTTGCGGTCGGAGTCCCTGTTCCAACGTTCGTGCCTTCTGTATAGAAACTCGGAATTGTGTTTCCTGCGCTTAGGTCAGTGCTGTAAAGCTGAATTGTGTCAGCGGGACCAGTCGTAGGCGCAGTTCCAGTTAAAATTGCAAGCGTGTTCGTTGCACTAGTTCCGAATGTGCTCGACCCAATTCCGAGGTTCCCGTTAAAATAATTTGATGCAGTGCCTGCGGAGTAAAAATTCCATCTTCCAGAAGCCGCTGCAATGTTGCTGTAAAACCCGAAGTTGTTCGTTGCGTCGGTGACTGAGCTTTCTGCAACAAAACCATACTGATTTGTGATTGTTGAGCTTGCGCCCTTGGCTTGCGGATTGACATAAAAATGAATCAGACTGCTAAGTGTGAAAGTCGCATTCTGAGTGATTGGTCTACTCATTATTCCGCGAAAACTGCTTGTTACTGAGCTTCCAATGGTAGCGTCAATAATTTGAGCATTAGAAAACGCGGAATGATTTATGGTCCCTGCAATCCTAAACGGGTCTCCGGTAGTCGTTGCGCCTATTCCAAGCGGCCCCGCAAAGTAATTCGGCGCAGAACCAGTTGCGTAAAAGTTCCATCTAGTAGAGCCAGAAGCGGCTATTTGCGAGAAAAACCCAACATTACTACTTGTCGCAACAGTTAAAGTCGTTTGTGCATTGTAACCATAAAGATTGGTTACTGAAGAACTTGCGCCAAGCGTCGTAAAGCCAGCTGCATAATTTGATATTGACCCGGCAGTGAATGCCGTCGCTTCTGTGGAAACTCGACTGCTTATACCAAACGATGCCCCTGTCGCATTTGATGGCATCGTTACATTTGACCACAACCCGTAAGCAACACCCGAACCTGTGGTCGGAAGAGTTCCGATAAGAGACACTTCCGCGCCTGCAATAGCTGAAGCAATGGCGCCGTTAAATACGGCAACCCCCGTTGCGTTTAAATTCGTAAATGAACCAGCCGCAGGAGTGGTTCCGCCAATTGGAACGTTGTCTAACCCATCCACCACAACTGTGTGATTAGCGTTCCAGTCACTTGGGACAACTTCCCCCGCCGCAACTGAGGCCGGGTCATCCGGGATTGCCGATACTTTTGGATGGGTGACGGTGATTGCCATTCTTAAGCCCAGACGCGCACTGGGTTCGGGGGATAGACTCGATACTGGTCAAGCTCTGGAGCTTCCTCGGTGTTCCTGACATTGGCGTGATAGCCAGGATAAGGAACAGGCGGGAGGTCCGGGTCTACTTGGTCTTCGTAGATAGTTCCGATGAGGTCTACAGCCGTGTACTTAGGGACGAAGTAAGTCTGGCCGTCAAACGTTTCTTCAGTCCCGAGGACGGCTTTGCATTCCGCCTCGGTAGGAAAGTTGAGCATGTAGTCGTAGTACATAGGGGTTCCTTAAGTGGTAATGCCCTGAAGTTCAGAGCCCGAAAGGCGACGCGGATAATAGGTAATTCGCCGAAGATATCCTCCAAGAAACTCTGACGTACCAGAACCAGAACCAAGAAGAACAACACTAAGCCCGGTAGGAACTGCTCCGGCTGTGTCCGTCACTGGAGTTTGCCCCGCGGAAGTAAAAGCAAAATCATTTACTTTATATGCAATCGCGCTTTTTCTGGTTGCAGTTGTTGGGGAAGCAGATGTCAACGTAGCAACGGTTGATGATGCCGAACGGATTACGCATTGATCTGCGGAACCTGTAGTAAATGCTCTAAAAATAATCCGATTATTTGTTGATCCATCATTTGCATCAAAACCAGCAGCGCCTCTTGCACTTGTGCTCGCTAATTGAGTTTCTGCAAAAAAAGTCCCCTCACTCGCATTAAACCAAGGGCTCAGCGTATTAACGCTTGCGACGTCTGCGCTTCGGGTTGCAGATGCGGTGGTTGTAGCAATGTAGCTAGTGGGGAAGGCCCCGGCTTCTAGTTGAGCGCCCCAGATGTAAACTCCAGAAGTTCCATCGCCGGTATATATTGTATTGCTTGCAGAATCGCACAAATAAACAAACGGATTAATATTTGCGGTTGATGTTGCTGCAACGCTTACGGAAACTCGATACCATCCGTTTCCTATATTGCTAATCGATTTTGCTGCCGGAGAGCCTACATCGGCAATTATTGCTCCAGTACTCAGATTTACATCGACCCCAATATCAGAGCCAATTCCGCTTCCGCCAATCACAAACCTTATAAAGGTTCGTTCGCCTTGTTTAAGAAATGCGCTCCATGTATACGTTGTGCCAGAAGTCGCCGCTACCACCCCATTGAGTCTATGAGTATTTGAAGCGGTCGAATCTTCAACAAATTTGTCTGCTGTTGTCGTTCCATCTGGGCTTGCAAGGGCATTTGCAGTTATTGTTGCGCGTGTTTTGCTCCAAGCCGCATTGTCAAACTCAGCACTATATGTCACGAGATTCGTCCGCTGCTCCTCCACCAAGAACCCACGGGCAGCAAGGGTGCTGGGGTCATAGTCAAAGCGCGCAGCATTCGTC